CCACTACCAGAAAACTTTCTATCTCCAGAAGCATTACCCTCTGGCAAGAAAGCAAAAGTAAGTTCTGCTCCTTGTACTAATGTTGTTTGACCAGAATCCGTTTCATCAAAGTTCATATCAATAGTGAAAGTATAAGTACCCCTACCAACTAAATATGATTTCATTGAATCACCTAGTGCTGTATCCTCAACAACGTCATGGGTAGTATCAACTGTGAACCCTGTGGCATTACCTAACGTAGTACCTCCAATAGTTACAACCCCTTCTTTTCCGTGATGTGTAGCCATTATTTACTCCTTTTCTTCTTTAGGTTTTTCGACTTTTTTAGCAACCGCCTTTTCTTCATATACCTTATAGCCATTTTTTTCAAAATGTTCTACATGGTCTTCAACGCATTTTATTATACTTTCGCCTTTTTTCATAGTCACATTTTTAGCCATTATGCACTCCCTCTAGTAAATTCATATAGTACCCTTGCTGTTATTCGTACACCACCATAAGGATATATTGTACCCTCGTCTGTAGATGCTTCGATAATCTGAGTATCAATAGCATTACCATTTCTAGTTATATCATTATCTAAAGTTTCTTCAACCACTTCTATAATTTGGTTTCTTACTGTGTCTATATTTGAGTCTGTACCCTTACCAAAAGCGACTATAAGAAAGTCTATTGTTCCTCTATATGTACCCGCACCTGTATCCCCGATACTCGAGACCTCTCTCGTCTCGTCGCCAGATTGCACAAATAATGCCGGGAATTGTGCATCTGAGAGCTCTTCAACCTCAAAAGGTTCCCTTGTTATCTTTTTAAACTCTATCGGACTTGTGACTGCGTCAAGCTTAGTAATTATGTCACTCGCAATACTTTCTCTTTTGCTCATAATCGCATCTCTTTAAAATAAAAACTCGCAAACTCTCCCTTGAGCTTATCTTCCTCTTTGTTGCCTATCGCAAAGAATGGTCTAGTGATACGTCTTTTGCCTACCCCAAATGTGTCGTGATAACTAGCGATCTTTGCTCTCTCCATGTTTGAGAAGAATAATGTGCTCTTTGTACCACCTGTTTTGAAATCTAAGCTACGAAACATCTTACCTGTGTCCGTGAGGTCTACAAAGCCTGTTTGTCTACCCCTCTTTTTTCGGCTTCTAACAGTGCTTGGTGCGTATGCCCTCATTTGACCGCCATCTGGTAACTTACCTGCCTGTGTACGCTTGGTAATCATAAGAACCGCCATATTAGAAACCCTGTTCAATGATTTCTGTATGACCTCCTTTTGTTTTCTACCCATGTTTTTTAATAGGTTTGTGACCTGGATAGCATTGACGTCTACTTTAACATCTACTGCCATTACCGAACTAATCTTAAGTGGTGAATAGGTTCTTTTTCACTGTCGCTTACTGTTCCACCGCCATCTTCATCATATTCAACCCCATCTCTAAGTATCGCTTGAAACTCCTCCTCATATCTATCCCTGTAGAAATCTATCTGCACTTGGAAAGCGTCTTTTCCTTCCCCTGTGTCTGGGTCACGCCATTTTGTCAAAATAGGATAAACATACTTCCATAAACACAAATAAACTACTGATTGTGTCCATTGTGAGTCAGTCAGTTTAGAACTATCCATTTCTACTGAAGTTATTTTAGTAATGTCTTTATAGCGTACTGTGTGCCTGTATCTTTCCCACCATTCTTCTCTTACACGCCTAATCACATCGTTTTCAGCAAATTGTAGTTGGTCTTCAAAAGTTGTTACCCCAAAACCTAAAATATCTGGTTGTATTTTCTGTAGGCTGGTATTAGCAACATTGAATTCGTTTGTAGCCATTATTCAGCTTTCTTTGTTGATTTCTTTGGCTTTGGTGCTTCTTCCATCACTGGTTTCGGCTCTACTTTAGGTTGTGCTTTTGGCTTTCCATCGTCAAGTGTCCAACCTCGTAAACCCCAAATGTTTTTATTGTTTTCGTAATCTACTTTGGGTCTTTCGATAACCCTATCGCCTTTAACAAGCTTTACCATTTCCATTGTCATAATCCCTTAAAAAAAGGGGGGCAGTTTCCCACCCCCATAGTTTTTATGTAGCTAGTGTGTCGGCAGTCAACTTAACACCATAACTATCATGGATTTCACTAACTCCATAAACGGCAGTAGCAACAATTTCATCTGCTCTTAATGAAGCATCTCTTTGAGTCTCAAGCTTTAGGTCTTGCATCATTGCTAACGCTAGAGCGTCTTGAGAGAATACACCACCAATAGAGTCATCTGAACCATCTACAGAAATATTAGAAGATTCAAAGATTTGAACTCCTGCAATAGTTCCAACAAAACCAGTTCTCATGGCTTCATTTGATAATTCGGTATCCCTACCCACAAATGTGTTGGTCAAAGACTTTTTGACGTTGAATATCTGCTTTGGGTGGAAGACTCCGTAATATGGTGCAGGTGCGTTTGCTGTTCTTAGTTCTGCACTCGCTTCAAAGATATCTTGCACTGTGAGTTCTTGCCCAGCACCACCTGCTTTCTCTGTTGAAAAGCCTGTGAATAAAGCTGATAAGTCTGCATCCACTTTTCTTGCGATAGCTTCACCAAATAATCTTCCGATATCCCCTGCCACGTTTCGTGATGCTGAGTTTCTAGCAAGATCGGTTAGTGTTGTCATTACACCGACTTCACTAGCTGTAATAGTTACAGAAGATGGGTTCACGGCTGTATTTGATAGGTCAGATGCTTCACTAACGGCTGACGCTGATACTGTTGCGTAGATCGGCACTTCAACAGACTTACCGCCACCTGCAATAGTGTAGTTTCTAACTAAGTTTCGCATTATTGATTGCTCGCTTGCTACGAACAAGGCTTCGGCTACAATTTCGGTATAGAGTTCCGAAATGGTACTACTGGTTGTTTCATTTGCCATTTTTTACTCCTTTAAATAAAACAAATTAAGGGTTTGAGTTAATCACATAGGGTTTTGAATTCCGTTGCTTTCGATACTCAGCATACTTCTTCCTGTCCTCTGGATTGTTCATATTTAATTCACTCAGATTTAAAGGCTTATTGAGTTCTTGCCTATCCACATTTGACACTGTGCCAGAACCACTAGGGGTTGCACTGACAAAGTGAGGGTTCTGTGTAAGAAACTCTTGAACCAATTCGTCTGTGGTCAAAAGTTCACCCGATTTACTATAACGTGCTATTCCGTTTTTATCAAGAATTTCTACGTTACCACTTTCATTAAGCTGAATATTGTTTTTCAACAGCTCAACTACTTGGTCTGGATTGATGGCTTTATTCCTAGATGCTGAAGATAATAACGACTTATTGATCTTGATATCTCTAAGCTGACTTTCTAAGTTTTCTTTTTCTTTGTTAAACTCTTGGGTTCTGGTTTTTAGTATTTCCTCAAACTCACCCTTTTGAATACGTTGCTTTTCTTCTGCATCCTTCTGTGACTTTACAGCTTGTTTAATAGTCTCAAAGTCCTCAACACCAAGCTTTTTATACCAGATACCTCTTTCTTTGCCTAATCGCTTTCTAACGATTTCATTCATTTCATCTTCTGTGAACATTACCTCGCTAGATGTTTCCTCTACTTGTGGTGTTTCTTCTTCTTTTGTTTCAGTTGTCTGTTCTACTTGGTTTTCTTCAGCCATTTATAACTCCTATATATCCCAATCTGGGTTAGTTGGAATCCAAGTGTGCCGACAACGATAACCGCCACGAACTATAAATGGGTCACCTGTGGACTTGCCTTGCCACCCTTGATTATTCCAAATATCCCGAATTTCTTTTTCGGTTAATGTCTTGTTTAGCATATCTCGACAGAAAGGTCTACTATCTCTTACCAATGTCCCTGTGTAGCGAAAATGGTTTAGACCAGATGCTTTTGCCTTGGCAACAGTGAATTGTCCATGAAACTGCATAACTGAATCATGAGCTATCTGCCCGGCATAACGTCTCAGGTTGTTCCCGGCTCTATCACTTGCATATTGCGTATGCAACTTTCTGACTGCTTCCTCTATCTGTGTTTTTTTTGTTGCGTCAAATTTGTTTTCATTAATGAAATCCACCAAGTCATTTATTTCTGCAAGATTAGATTTCTGATAAACGCCATTTATGTGAGCTCTTATGTTACTAACCATATCTTCAAATGGTCTTCCTGCAATGGTGCTCTGATAAACCTCATCATTAATAATTTTTATAAATCTCTCTGCAATATCTTCAAACCCACTAAACGACTGTGTTTTGAGTGCGTTCAAGGTTGTGAGGTCTACTTCTGTCAGGCTTTTAAACTTCTTAGGTATAGGCATCTCTCCAAAAGTATCCAAGACCTCTTTTGCTATCTTGTTATATTCTTCGTTTATTATGGTATCTGCTTCATCTAAAAATGTCGTTTCCACAAGGTTTCTTATTGCAGGTTGTAATTGTATCGCTAATCTTTGTGACACAAGCTTACCGCCAGTAGCTCTTGTCACCTCTCTGACTACATCTTCTTCAAGCCTGATAAGTACGTCTATTATACGCTGTTCATGTTGGTCAGCTAATTTATCTAATATTTTTGACATTATAAGGGAAAATCTTTTTTCCAAGCTCTGATTGACCAATATGCAGGTGAAAGTGTCTTTTGCCCTTTGACCTCCTTTAAAACACCACCCATTCTAGCCAAAAATGATCTTTGCCTTGCAGGTATGCTTTTCTTTATAGACATTCCCCTAGCACCAAATGTAACTTTATTTATCTTACCAGTGGATTTGTTTTTAACATAAACACCAAATTTTTTTCTCTTAGACTCCGATGTAGATAATCTAAAAGGTTTATTGAGCTTTACTTCTCTACCCCTATACTTTGCCATTTACTTTCTTTTTCTCTTTGAAGCTCTTCTGATTATGTCTTTGTCAAATGTGCCGGAACGACCTCTTTTTATTAGCTTGTTTACTCTTGCCATCGCCCAAGCATTCATAGGTATCTTTGGTCTTGACCCGGCTGAAAGAAAAGCACCTTGACCCCTACGAAAAGAAGCCTTCAGGTCAGCTAGACTAAAAAGTTTAGATTTCTTTGCTTTTGCTCTAAGTGTCGCTAGTGTTTTCGCTGATAAAGGTCTTCTTCTTACTACCATTATGATCTATTTCTCCTCCTAAGTAATGCTATTGGTATTCTTGCTCCTGATTTATACAATGCACTAACTTGTTTTATTAAGCTTGCTCTTGCACTTCTCTTTGAGCCTTTAAGACCAGAAAGATATTTTTTGGGTAGACCAGTTCTTTTATCTTTCGGTACTTGCCTACGTTTACGTTTCTTCCTCAACTGTTTGTCCCTCTACTTCTGTGGTTGTGAATTGACCTCTTACTGCTCGACTTGAATCTATTTCTTGATTGATAGATTTGATCATTTCGCTGTCATCTATAACTGCTTGTGCTATTTGCTTATCTAATTCTTTATTAAATGTCTCTGATTTAATACCACTTGCTTTTGCCATTTGTAGGAATTGTAGGTCATTCGCCCAATCTCTAATGTCAAAGGTGTCAGGATAGTTTACCGAACCATCAAATTGTTTATCTTGCCACATAGCAAACAAAGACCATATCTGTTCTTCTGCGTTTTCAAGATAATCTGCTTTCTCTGATAATCTTGCATTTAATAGCTGAAATTCTGTTTGTAGAGCAATACCACTAGCTATTTGATTGCCTGTTGCCCTTACGGAACCCATGTGTGTGATCCTATCAATGGCATCTACTTTATTTTGGATACACCGCATAATGCCCTCTAAGTTTTGACCGCTAGGTTGTATGATATAAGGCTTTAGATTGGCTTCTAGGTCTTCTGGTATCTCAATTATCGACCCGGCACCTGCACTAGCTTCCACATTCGGTGTTTTCACTAGACTTGGGTGATTTGCTAATCTGATAAGCTGTTCTTTCTCTGAATAGTCGTTGTAGATAGATTGTTGTAGAAATGCAACATCAGCAAGGTCACTAATACCTATGGGTCTTTTAGCACCCCTTAAATTATAGACATTGACCGCAGGAATCTTTCCTATTGGGTTTGGCACTTCTTCAATTAACCTAGATTCACCTTTTGAATATTCCTCTGAATACTCCTCTACCTCGTAAGTGGCTATTGTTTCCTCTGTGAATACTTTTATTATTGCTCTATCTGCGTTTATATCTTCCACCAACATCAACATATCAAGATAGAACCGACCGCTGGCTGACCGCCTGTAATTCCAGTTCACAACATTTTCTGGAGTGTAAATACTGATATAGGGTCTAATATCCTGTGCTAGTTCTTCTGCTCTTGTATTAGCGTTTGACTGTGGCTTATCAATTATAACCCAACAATTTCCATAAATACTAGCGTTCATTTGTACCTCACGCATAACAGTATTAAAAGACCGCCCATCGAGATCGGCATCTATCAGAAACGAACTTAACTGTTCATCGCCATCTAAGGAACCATAATCTCTTGTAGGGGGTACTCGCCACAGAAAGCTTGTATATATTTGAACGACATTTTTACAATGGTTGTCTACTGGTGTATGTCTTATTCTTGCGTCATACTCCTCTGGTGACTCTAAAACATATCGGTGAAGGTAATAGCCATTTTTATAATCATTCCCACCAAGATAACTACGAATATAGAACTCCCAATTAGAAATGTTTGAATGCCATAAGTCGTGTTTACTTGTAAGTGTTTCCCTGTCCATTAACTCCACCTTTTAGGATGGCTTGGTGCAAAATTCCTTTTGAGTGGAAAATTATACTCTACTAAATACCCTAGAGCATCATTCATATGGTCATATCCACTATCTTTGTCGGGAATGTGCGTACCTTCCTTATATATTTGTCGTTCTATGCTTTTGATCGCATTTTTACAGGACTTAACAATAAATAAACTACTTTTACCATTTACGTTCTTTAACTTACTATTTACTGCGTTAATCCTATCCCTAACTAAAGGTGCTGTACTCCTACATCTTACATCAAAACCATTATTTTTCAATATAGCTAAATCAGTTAAACCACCTGCACTCGTTTTTCTTTGCCTTGCACTTGGGTCTGGATACACCACTATTTGAACATTTTTGTATCTGGTTCTAATCTCCTCACAAATCTCATTCGTATTACTACTATATATTTGTATCTCATCTATCATAAAAATTCTATCATTTTCTATAACACAAACAACCGCACTCATGGGGTCTACATTGAAATCTAAACCTATGTGTAAAATTCCTGTGTTCTTGCTGTACTTCTCCACAATGTTTTTATCTCTACTAAAGTTGTAATAAATCATTCCAGAATAATTAACAAAAGTGGCTTCATACTCTTGTTGAAACGTTCTAAGGTCTAGGTCTTGCTTTGCTTGTTCTATCTCGTCTTCTGATACCTGTTCGCCCTCTAATGTGGTGTATTGAAAGCTTTTCCAATCCTTATTAGTTTCACCCATCTTGTATAACTCGTAAGACCAGTTCCCAAATCCTCTAGGACTACCACAGAACAACGCATGACCTTTTGTGTCTGACAATGTAGGTCTAAGCACCTCAAACCATGTTTCTTTGCTGATATCTGCGAACTCGTCCATTACTAATCCGTGTAACCCTACGCCTCTTAGTGAATTTTCGTTATCGCTTCCCCTGTAAAAGG